AGCATACGACACAATGTTGTGCACCGCACCGTTCGAGTACGTGATGCAATTGATTCCCTTTTTTAGAAAGTCGCTTGTTGCCATGTCCACAGCCTTCTCATAGGTGAGGGCTCCCGAACTTGCTGCGACTTGAGATTGGAAGATGATTTTGCGATATTGGTCGTTCGCATATCGAAGCACAGCGGTTTGGGCTGTCTTCATGTCATGCTCGACCGCATTCATCAACGCATCTAATCGCTTTTGATTTGTTTGGAAGAATCCAGCACTCAGACCACGCTCTCTTTTTAGAACGTAGCCTTTCTCTAGTGCCTTCAACACATTGAGCTCCTCATCGCTTGCACCTTGCAATGATGCATTGGCGATGGTCTCTCTGATTTTCTTATTCATCGACTTGAACTCGAGACCGTACTTTTGAGCAGCCTCTTGTTTGAATCGATGAAGGTCTTCGAGTTGAATTGCCTGCCATTGAGTCCATTCGATACCAAGCTCAGTTTCTTCCACTTTGTGTTTCTTGAGATTCCTCGTCATGGACTCGAGCAATTCGTTCTCGATCCGTTCAAATGCTCGACTAACATCATAACCCATTCGAATACACCTTGAATCCTTTCAATCGATATTCTCGAACCATCTTCTTGAGTTGAGTTCTCGATGTCGGTTTCAAATTCATCATCTCAATCTGACCGTCTTTCTCGACCGCATAGATTCCGAATGGACAATACTCCTTACTCATGTTGAGAAGTGCTTTCGCTTGATCCGTTCTCATTTGGTAGTTCTTGTTCATGATTCTCACTAGCAAGTTCATCACCTCTTTCAACGCTGAATCCATCTAAGTCCGTGTTGACATAAGGTTCATCGACCTCGCTGATGCCTTGCTCAGACTTCAAGCGAATAACTTCTTCGGACTTCCATTGCTCGTCCTTAGAATCGCCATAGAGCTCATCCACAGAGGCTTCGATGGACATGATGCCACTTGTTTTCGCTTTCGATACGGTCTCAACTTGAGACTCGAATGAAGGGTTCGCATATTCTCCAAAAGGAACGTTCACCGCAATCTCCTCAATAGGTCTACGATTCAACACGTTGAAGCTATTGATTGTCATGTTGACTAATTGAGGGATAAACTCTTGCAATGCTTCCACAATCGTGTTGCGTGTGTATAGAGTAGTCTTCTCTTTCTCACGCTGTGCCTCAGCATTGTCAAGCTTCTTCACATCAATCCCAATCGTAGAAGGACTCACGATACCTTGCAACGCCAAATCAAGAGCGGTGATGTAGGTTGCCAAATAGCTCTCGTGAGGGATGTTTGCTTGTTGCAATGTAATCTCATTGCTTGCTCCTTCGGCTCTGTCAGATGCTATCTTGATGAATCGATTGTCGAATGCGTTCGGCTTCATGAATGTTCCTGTTCGTGGGTCCCGTGGGAGCAACGATTCGGGAATATATTCTTTTGTTCGACCGCTTCGAAGTGCATCCATCCATTGAGACCATGACTCATCCAACGCATCGAATGTGTCCGTCTTTCTGTCGAAGATGGATTCGCCTCGACCTCGTTCCACATCAGATTCAAAGATGCTAAATGGCACACATAGAATCAAATGCTTGTCGAACGTGAAATCGTTGATGTCCTGTGTGTATTCAGTCGAATGAATATCCAATTCAGCATCACCACGATAGAGCTTGTTCGTTACATATCCAAAGCCATAGTGTTCCTCGAGTGTATATGTTTGCTTGTTCTCATCGAATCGAGTCGTGAAGACGACCTCATGCAATCGTCCACGCTTGTTCTTGATTTGGATTCGTTCACCGCTTACCCATTCAATGATTGGATATTGTGAGACCGTAGAATCAAACGAGATTCTGAATGCTCCATCACCAATCACAAGAGCATCTTTTACAGCCTCTTTCAATTGCTTGTCGAAGTTGTTATCTTGTGCGATGTCATCCCACAAATCTTCATGCTTGGAATCTTCAAATTCCAAATCGTTCATGTCATAGAGCACCGCATCTCTCAAGACCTTCACGATGATTCCCGGTAAGCCCGTGTGAATCTTTCTGATTTCTTGCCCGGGTGTTGAATGTGCACCCCAAAAGCTCAATCGTGTCGTTGATAGTTGAGAGTAAAGTTGTTGCAATTCGTAGGACTTGCCACGATACCAAATTCGATTCTTAGCAGCATTGTCCTCGAATGTCATCTCTTCATTGATGACTATTGCACTCGGTTGAGCTTTCTCAATTCTCAAAAAGCTCCTCATTCCATTTCTAATCATATTCACCAACCCCATCGTCTTCTATTTCTCCTCTCTGTTGTCCAATCATTCGCTTGTAAGGTAGCCACGTATATTGATTCGCATTGATAGTGTGGTCGTTCTTGTCTTCTGGTGCTTCTTTCGTTTCTTGCCACGAATAAGCATTCATTTCTTTGATGTGCTCCACACAATCTTCAACGACCAAATAGAATCCTCGAGCAATCCAACCAATTTGAAGATTGATTCGGTCGATGATTTTTGTTTTCTTATAAGCGTTTATAAAGTTGTATATTGTTCCATATTGTCTCTTGTATTTGTTTAATTCTGTGATTGTCGCTTGGTCTGCCGAATCGATAAACGCATCTCGACAAAAACCCCATTCTTTTGAATTCCTGTCAAGGAATGCGATGAACATCTCGACCGTGTCCGATGGAGCGATTGGCGTGTCTAAGTCCGCATTGTTAAAAACTTTCTCGCTCAATGTAACCAAATGCCCGTCATCCGTGATGCCTTGGAATATCATTGCAATCGTATCTGGGCTATTGGAAGAGTAAGCTGTATCGAGCCCAGCTGAGAACATTACATAGTTGAACTTCTTCGCTTGGGCTTTCGTGATTACGTGTTTCTTACTATCGAAGTTAGGGAAGACCAATCCTGTTGCTCGACCTCTAAGTCCAAGTATCTTGTTCTTGTACATCTTAGTCCCGAGTGGAACAGAGTCGATTTTCTTTTGAATGTCCTTACCGCTCAAGGATTTGTTGTCTTTAAACGTAAAGAACCAGTATCTCCATTTTGGATTGTGCCTCTCTTTCAAGTCAGCCATAATCTCACGAGGAACATCCTTCTCGTATTTCTTGTACGGTCGTGAGCGATTGATGAATTCCTTGTATACAGGTAAATCGGGATTGTCGGGATTCAGAGTCGCCATCAGATAGTCGTTACGAGCTGAGACCTCACGAACGAATTCGATGTTCGCTGTGTTGACCTCATCGATGTACACACACCCATATTGCCCACCAAGAGCAAGTTGCCATTTTTCTTTCGTATCGTATCCAAGAATGTAGATGATTTTATCCTCGAATTTAATGTGAGGAATCTTGTAGTCCTTATCACCGTTCCCAAAATAAAAAGCATCCCGATGGATGTCGAGGATGCCATTGTCTTGATTGATTAAGTTCTTTTCAGCAACACCGACCGTCTTCGCTGCGATGATGTGGAACTTCTTCTTGCTCCTTGAGACCATACGCATGAACTTGACACCCAAGCCCACCGTGGTCTTGCCGGCGGCTGTCGTGCCTTCAAGGAAGTCCGCATCCACGTTTTCGACCGTGTTGCAAAAATCGATGTACTTTTGAGAGAGTGGGAAGCTATTCATCGAGCCCACTTCCTCCTAATTGGTTCACGATGTCGTCGAACTTCGGTTTCGATTCAATTTGAGCGTTGATGTCCACACGACCCCTAAACGGTCCATATCGCTTGCCTAGAAGCTCCGCCGCTCGTGTTCTTGATTGTACGTTCGGGACCGCTTGGATAACCTTTTGAGTTCCTTCACCATCAAGAACCAACAAAGGCTCGGTCTTCTCGCCACGCATCACGCTCGTCAAATATTGAAGGACTTCTTCTTGTGTTGCAATCTTCTCGGATTCGAGCTTTTCGAGTCGTTCATCGATGTAGTTTTTTATTGTAGTGTTTTGTAGTAGCTTGTTTGCGTTAGTGTTTGCGTATTTTGAACTATAACCAGCCTTGATTGCCGATTGAGTCGCATTCCCTGTGATGATGTACTCATCCGCAAATCGTTGTTGTTTCAATGTCATTTTCGTCACTTTCCATCACCTCATTTCTATATTAAAACGATAAAAAAAACCCGCGGGAGTGGAGGTCCCGAGGAAAAAATAAATGTAGGAGTTTTCACATTATGACAAGATGATACCGTTTCTTACACCTTTTCACACTACTAATATATCACGTTTTTCTCGTGACAAACACCGTTTTCTGTCACTACTAGAATTTTTCACCCAATTTAATGAGCAAAATCTCACACGCTAGATTGCAAGCGTTCATGATGACATTTCGATTCGTGAAGTGTTTCTTCGCAAGTGAGCGATAGTCATATACATCATCAAAATAGTATTCTGTGACAAATTCTCTTTGTTTCTCATCGAGCTCTTCGAGAGTCTCTTCCACACATCTCTTCCAAAAGAGACGATTCTGAATATATTTGTCACTCTCGAATCGAATGAGCTCGTTTTCCGCTGCTTTCGAGTTTGTTCCCTTTGCACGGATCCACGCATTCACATCTTCTTCCTTATGGCATAACATATCGAATTTTCTCGATGTGATTTCTTTGTCATAATATGGATACTCTCTGAATCGAATCTCAGCGATTTTCTTATCTTTCATTCAATCCCTCCATTTCAAGAATTTGATTGAAGATGCTCTTCACCAAACTAATTGGGATGTTTGAGCGATTGTTGTATCCATTCATTTGTTTGAAATTGATGTCACTTGGTTTATTTCCTGTTTTCAATTTGAGCTCAATATTGGATTTGAATCTTGTTGGTTTTTGGATTGGATAATTATCATATTGATTGTAATGAGCCAAATTGTCATACGGGATTTTGAATCCAAGCACTCGGTCAATATAGTCCCATATCTTCGAGCTTGCTGGGTTCTCAATAACATAATACTTCGGATTGTATCGCTTAATGATTTGAATCAAATTGAAAGCACATAGTTCACCATTGATTCGCTTCACAATTTGTCTTTCGGGAATATAAGTATATTTTTCATACTCGTGATAGTCTCGAATAGTAAATGGGCTTAGTGGGATTTGTGGGTCGAATAAGCAATCATCCGCTCGTTCTTGTTTCCAACAGGCGTTCCCTTTGTCCATAGACGATGCAATCGACCACGACTCACAAGGAGGACTTGCAATGATGAGATCCGGGTGAGGGAGTTTGTCAAGAGTTTCGTATAGCTTGTTGTCTCCGAAGAGATACGAGTAATCGGCAAGATTCAAGTGAATGAAGTGATTATTCTTGTTTTCAATATCCAATCCCACCGAATAGATTGTCATCTTTTGCCCCCCCTCATTCAGCTCTTTAACTCCTTGAGAGTAGAAGCCATTGCCACTATCAAATAACGCCCAAATAATCATCCAACCAACTCCTCGAGTTTAGAATAAACTGTTAACATCAAAGTCCTCCTTATCAGTAGATATCCCAATCACACTATTAAGGCTAAAATACGCCTTTTTCTTTTTGCCATCAGATGCACTTATATACTTGAATTCAACCATGCTCGTTATATAAGAATCTTGTTTGATATTAGTCACATTTTCAAATCTTAGCGTTTTTCCATTTTCTAAATATAAAGTAAGTTCCATATTTTTTTATTCCCCATTTCTATTTTCATATTATTTATTGATCCGCATTTTTTCATTTATCGTATCGAATGTCCATTCGACAACATTGGCAATCGTATCTCCAACCCATTCAGCGATGTCGAATACGATGTAAGCGAAGTTGAAGATGAAAACGAATAGGACAACGAATAAGAACGATAATATAATCCAACTAAACACCATCAATATCATAATGTTCATTCTTACACCTCGTTATCCACAAACAACTCGATGATTTCGTCCCCAAACAATTCGATAGCACGTTCGGCATCTTCTTCATTTTTGAAGTAACCGAAAGTATGTAAATGATTACCAAGAACTATATAACTAACATAAAGACTATTTTTTATTTCTGAATAGGATACATAGTACTTTTTTTGTGTAACATCCTTATAATCCGACTTCCAATCCCCATTGCACTCATCTCTGAACGATCTGAATCGTGTCAGTAGATTTCTGCGTTTGGATTCTAATTCGGCTGCTTCTCTAGTTAGGAACACGTTGCCAAGTTCGAATCTTTCTTCATCAACACAGTGATTATTCCATGTAGTTTCTATAATGCTACCCCTATGATTTAATGCGAAATATTCATCCCCATCCTCGAACGGGATTTTCATCTTCCAATCATCTTCTTTTGGATAGAACAATTTATTCAACGCTTCGCCAATTGATTCGATGAACTTGTTGAATCCTTCGCCGCTTCGTTTCATTTCTTCCATTAGTTTTTCGCTTTCGTTCTTATCTTCCATAGTCTTCCTCCTTTACATCTAAGATCCGTTTGCTGCTTTCCCACACTTCTCTATACGGAAGCCATGGGGATATATACATGAATATATTTTCATCTTGTTTTATCACAACTTGCTCGCCATAGTGTCCATCGATTTCGATTGGTCCGTGTTTCTTTTCATAAGCTTTGATAATTTCATCAATATTTATAATCATTAAGGTCTAACCTCTTCGGCCATTCAACCATTTCGGGATTTTTCTTCACCCATTCATGCATTTGAATCGCATTGTCTATTGCCTTCAACGATGTTTCAAATCCAAGTAAGAAAGCGAATCGTTTATTGTAGCTCATCTCTTCTAACTGTCTATAGTTGATATCTTCTTGGAATTGCTTCAACGCTCTGTCATACATCGACATATCCTTGTACTTGCAATGAGCCACAATCAAGTAGTGAACATCATCTTTCAGTTTTTCGAATTCTGTTGTCTCTTTCATGATTTAGTCCTCCTTTTTTAGTCGTGTAATATTTGCCACAATCTTGTCTCTTGTTTGAGAAGAGAGTGAATACGGATCTCGCATGAATTTAGTCAACGATGTAACACTAATATGCATATCATGAGCAGCTTGAAGCATCTTATCGCTTGAATTCCCCATCACGCTGTATAGATAAGTGATAACATCTCCATAATCTTCATGATACTGTTTGGACATCTTTCTTCGTTTAAGTCTTTCTTGAGACAAGTCCTTGATGATAGAGCCATCGATTTGGTGTGCTTGGATGAAATCCAACGCTTCTTTAATTGTGAGGAAGTGCATCGCCTTCTCAACGTATTTCGTGAATCGGTGTGTGTAGAGTGGATGAGCCTTTGCAAGATATCCTCTCATGCTTGAATAGTCTTCAATGCGTTCGAATAGGAAGTGAGGCTCTTGGTTTCTAACAATTACATAGATTTTAATGTTTTCCATAAGCATCTATTCTCCTTTTGATTTCGTTAATTGCATCTAATGTGATTCGGTTTTTTCCGTTCACAAAACTCCACACAAGATGATAATTGATGATGTTGGAATCTTTGATGAACTCCCCGATTGACATCCCTGTATCTTTGAAGAAATTAGTGAGTTCTTCTTTAAGAGCTAAATCTTGATATCTTGGTTGGCTCTTGTTGAATTGTCGTTGATAGTACCCTTCTCGAGGTTCTTTTTTTGGTGAATTTAGTCCAATGATTTTCTTATCTTTTAATCTTCGAACCATGCGAACACCGTCATTCTCCACAATCTCGATGTTCTCGTATTCATAAGTTGAACGAGTTCCGTTCAATCCTTCGACTTGATTTGCCATAGTTTATCTCCTTATTTTTGATGTTGATTTTTGAAGGCTTCATCGATGTGCTCGAATACCATGAGCATTTGCCTTCTCACGAATGGATGATTCTCATATTCATCACATAGCTTTCCACTCGATTCGAAAACCCAATTGAAATATTCGACCGAACCGAAGCCCAACTTTTGAGCGACATTTTCTTGTTCCACAATCCAATCGGCGACCTTATTCATGAACTCGTGATAATTCAATTTCATTCGAGCTCCTCCAATCTGAGATAGATTCCCGGTGGATCCGCATAGAACTTCTCTGAGATTTTAGAAGCGACCTTGTTGTCATCTTCCCAGAACCCCAAATCAGTGAGACAATCAAGCAGCA